ACGTTATGAAAGAGTATGAACCTGAGTTTGATCAGATGTTATTTTATCTGCCATTAGCTGGTTCGACGTTTAAAAAAGTTTATTACGATGACTTGTTAGGAAGAGCAGTTTCTAAATTTGTCCCTGCTGATGATTTAGTAGTGCCTTACACCGCAACTTCATTAGAAGATGCTGAAGCAATTTGTCATACAATAAAAATTTCAGAAAATGATTTACGTAAACAACAAGTTGCAGGTTTCTATAGAGACATAGAAATTTTTGCACCTTATGCAGAAGAAACTGAAGTTAAGAAAAAAGAACGAGAACTAGAAGGTACCGAAATGAACGGTCAACAAAAAAACAATAAAATGTATACGTTGATTGAAGTTCATACTGATTTAGATCTTGAAGGCTTTGAAGATAGAGCACCTGATGGAATGCCTACAGGAATTAAAGTTCCTTACATCATAACAGTAGACAGTGGTTCTAGAAAAGTATTATCAATTAGAAGAAACTATAAAGTTGATGATCCGAAAAAAAGAAAAATTGATTATTTTGTTCATTTTAAATTTTTACCGGGTTTAGGCTTTTATGGTTTTGGATTAATTCATATGATTGGTGGTTTAACAAGAGCAGCGACGTCTGCCTTACGACAACTAATTGATGCTGGTACACTCTCCAATTTACCAGCAGGATTTAAGATGAGAGGGATTCGTGTAAACAACGATGCTCAATCATTGCAACCAGGTGAGTTTCGAGATGTCGATGCACCTGGTGGAAATCTAAGAGATGCTTTTATGACTTTGCCTTACAAGGAACCTTCTGCAACATTATTACAGTTGATGGGTATTTGTGTTCAGGCTGGACAGAGATTCGCGTCAATTGCTGACATGCAAGTTGGCGACGGGAACCAGCAGGCGGCTGTTGGAACAACTGTAGCTCTTTTAGAACGTGGTTCAAGAGTCATGTCAGCGATCCACAAAAGATTGTATGCTTCTATGAAAAATGAGTTTACTTTATTGTCGGATGTTTTTTCAACTTACCTTCCCGCGGTTTATCCATATGAAGTAGTAGGTGCGGACAAACAAATTAAACAAGCTGACTTTGACGACAGAATAGATGTTTTACCAGTTGCTGATCCAAATATATTTTCATCAACTCAAAGAGTTTCTATTGCTCAAACAGAATTACAATTAGCTCAATCTAATCCAGAAATGCACGATTTATATGCAGCTTACAAAGATATGTATCAAGCGATTGGTGTTAAAAATATTGATCAAATATTACCACCACCGCCAGAGCCGGCTCCTAAGAATCCAGCTCTAGAACATATCGATGCTTTAGCGGGTACTCCTTTTGAAGCTTTTACAGGACAAGATCATCAAGCTCACATTGCAGCTCATCTTTCTTTTATGTCTACAACTATGGCACAAAATAGTCCTGTTATTATGGGTTCATTAGAAAAAAATATTTTTGAACATATTTCATTAATGGCTGATGAACAGGTACAAATGGAGATGCAAGAAAAAATAATGCAAGTAGGCCAATTACAGCAAATGATGCAAAATCCTGAAGCACAACAAAATCCAGAACTTAAACAAGAAATGGATAGATTAGTTATGGAAATTGAATCTAGAAAAGCTGTTTTAATTTCTGAGATGACTGAAGAGTTTGTTAAAGAACAAAATAAAATAATGGGCGATTTAGGTAATGATCCAATTGCTAAATTAAGAGCAAGAGAACTGGATATTAAAGCTCAAGACAATTTAAGAAAACAAAAAGAAGACGATGCAAGGTTGAATCTAGATAAGATGAAAGCTATGATGAACCAAAGCTATCAACAAGAAAAAATGGATCAAACCGAAGATTTAGCTGAACTTAGAGCTGAAACTTCACTAACTAAACAAAAAATGTCTAATCAAGCAAAAGCAAAAGCTGATGCAACTAAAAGATTTGATGTAAGTACATTAAAAGGACCAAGGAGTTAATTATGGTAAAAAATAGTCTATACGCGAACATTAATGCGAAAAAAAAAGCTGGGACGTCAAAAAGTAAAGCTAAAAGTACAATTACACCTAAAGCTTATGCTAATATGAAAGCAGGGTTTCCAAATAGTAAAAAAAATAAGGGTAAAGCGTAATGAGAGCCACTCTTGGAATGGGAGCGGTTCGTGCTTCTTTCAAGAGAGGCGGAACGCCTGCTTGGCAGCGTAAGGAAGGTAAATCTGAGTCCGGTGGATTAAATGCTAAAGGTAGAGCTTCATATAATAAAGCAAACCCGGGATCTAATTTAAAAGCACCACAACCAGAAGGCGGATCAAGAAAAAAATCTTTTTGCGCTAGAATGGGTGGGATGAAGAAAAAACTAACATCTTCTAAAACAGCTAATGATCCTAATTCAAGAATTAATAAGTCATTAAGAAAGTGGAAGTGTTAATGCCATTTAAATCTGAAAAACAAAGAAGATATTTATTTGCTAACGAACCAGAGGTAGCTAAAAAATTTTCTGAAGATTACAATAAAGGTGGTGTTGCTTCTATGTTTAGAAAAAAACAAGCAGACGGAACAGATCCACAATACGAAGGTTGGAAAAAAATTTACGAAACAAATCCAGAGCTTGCAGCATTAAATGATAAGCACGATGAGTACTTAGAAAAATACACTTTAGAAATGTCTACATCGGATGCAGGTGAAGCAGGTATTTTAGGAACTGAAGAAGCTAACATGGAATTTGTTGAAGCCGATGACGGTGAAGAAGTTATGGTTGATGACAGAATTAATTTAATGGCAGCTGCACCAGAGAAACAACCTTTTTTATCAAGCGACCAATCTGCAACAACTTTGTTTATGAATAAAGGTGGAAAAGCTACAAAAAATATTAAAGGTCAGCCACACATGTTGGCTTACATTACACCTGGAGAAGCTAAGACTTTAGAAAATTTAGGTGGACAAAAAACAATGACTAAAGAAGGAATCCCTGCTTATCCACCAAGTGATAATTATGGAGGAACTCATGGAAGTTCAGATAAAACTGGAAGTGGCGATAAAGATAGACCTAACCCACACACACCTTCAGGAACTTCTAAAACATCTACAAAAGCTGAAACTAAAACATCGGACGAAGAACCTACACCTCAAGATATAGCAAGAGGGAACCAATGGAAAAATGCGCCTAAAACAAGAAATAAAACTATTACAGGTACAATTACAAAAGGACCAAAAGCGGGTGAAACATATACGTATACAACTCCAGTTTCTTATCAAGATTATAATAAAAAAGATTTGTTTTCTAGTAGAACTGGTTTTGGAAAAAAAGGAAAAGACACTTGGCACGAGAGCGCTGTTAAAAATATTAATAAAAATATAAAAGATGTAGATAAAACTCTTAATCCTTCAAAATTTGGTTTATTAGATATTGTTTTAACTATTGGTTCATTGGGGTTAATTAATCCTGCAGTTACAAAAGTTGCTAAATCAATTTCTAATGTAAAAACAGCTTTTAACGTTGCAAATTTAGTTTCAAAAAAAACTAAAACTAAAGGAGTCAAAGAGACTGTAAAAGATGTTTTAACAAGTACTGCAAAAAAAGAAATATCTAAAAAAACAGGAATTGATGTTAAGACGATAGATACTACAATAGATACTATTCAAAAAGCTTTAGATACTGAAATAGGTAAAGCTGTTGTGGATAAGTTTAATAGCTTTAATACTACAAATAAAAATACTGCTAAAAATAACACTACTAAAACAACGACATTTAATGGTGGAGATAATGATGGATCTAATAACGCTATTATCCCTGTAGTTCCAGAGTTTTTAGAAGAAAAAGTAATAGTAGAAGAACCCACATCTTCGCTATCTGATTTAGCTACATTAAGACTTATTAGAGATAGGCAAGCAAGACGTAAGTCCTTTTTTAATGCAAATAGTGGTGGACTTGCCGGATTATTTAAAGTAAAAAAACAATAGGAGAAAATATTATGAGAAATGATTTTGGAAATAGACCTTATATTGAAAGATACCCTAATTCTAGTAAAGCTAGTGGATCTAAGAAACAAGGCGCGAACGATAGACTTGACGAATCTTTAGGAATGAGAGATGGCAAAGAATCTACAAAGACTCAAAGCTATAAAGATAGAAGAGACGAATCTAGAGGAGCAGAATAATGAATTCATCAAGAATGAATAAACTGGAAGAACTTGGAAGAGTTGATTCAGAAAAAGCTTTTACTAAAAAAGGTAAAAGAAATTTAAAAGACGAAAAGAAAAGAATTGTTAAAAGTTTAAAAGGTGGCGGCATTGCTCAAAGAGGAATGGGAAGAGCCTTTAAAGGTGGAGGACTAGCATAATGAAAAATTGGCAAATAGGATCTGGTTTTGTTAAAGAACCAAAAGTTACTGTAGGACCAGGAGTTACAAAAGACGGTTGTGCTACAGGTGGTGTTGTAATTGAAACTACAAACCCTACAGAATCTCAAACAGTAAATGTTAGAGGAACCAAAGCTTTAAGAAAAGATAAAAAACCAGTTAAAGCAACTTGGTATTAAGCTATGTGGTTGTCGGCAATTAAATTAGCCGTTTCTGCTGGAAGTAAAATTTACGCTAACAAACAGAAGACGAAAATAGCTATGTCAGATGCACAGCTTATGCATGCATCTCGTATGGCCGAAGGTAAGGAAGCTTACCAAGGAAAATTGTTAGAGGCTAGACAATCAGATTGGAAGGACGAGGCAGTTTTGATAATTCTCTCGGCGCCAATAGCAATCCTGGCCTGGGCAGTCGTATCAGATGATCCGACAGCGATGGACAAAGTAAATATTTTTTTTGAGCATTTTGCGGCACTCCCGTCATGGTTTACAAATTTATGGATTCTTGTCGTTGCGAGCATCTATGGTATAAAAGGAACACAAATATTTCGTAATAATGGAGGTAAAAAATAATGTCTGATTGGATTACTAAAAAAAAAGAAATAGAACCAGAAATAAAAAAAGAAG